TTCCCGGATTGGTCCGTGGTGTTCAGCAATTCCAGGATGCGATCGTATTGACTGTCGCTGGTGTTCCACAGGACGGGCGTTTCGCCGGCAGAGAGCGCGTTGTGTTCGCGGATTTCCTTGAGGAATTGATAAATCACCTTCACCGGCAGCCGTTGGATCATTTCGTAATCGAGCCCGGGATAACTGCGCATCAATGCCGCGGAGATATGACAGAAATCAGAATAATAATCCGGGCCGCCGGCGCCGCCCTCCATCGGTGGACGGTCCTGCAGCGCTTCCTCCATGTACGATCGCGCGGCCGTAACCGTGCGCGTGAAAATATCCAACGCCTGGCCGGCGCGCTTCTCCCAGCGTTTGATTCGGTATGTTAAACCAAAGATCGGCTCCGCCGGTTTAACAAACACTCGGCAGGTCTTGAAAAACGCATTGCGGGCGCGGACGGCTTCGCGATGGTTTCCTAGAATGAACCCGGGATTGACCACCCACAAAAACGAGGCGAGCTCGCTGGGTCCAGGCGTGTCGAATGGAGGCATGAAGGGCGATCCCATCAACCGCAGCATATTGCAATGTCGCAACGTGAGCGGCGCCGCCGGAAAGCCGGCAATGACTTCCACGCGCAAACCGAGAAAGGCGGCATCGCGGATGACGCGCTCGCGCTCGACATCCGCCAGTCTCTGCCGCTCGATCTCCTCGATTTGCTCTCGGATTTCCATGCCGGGATTAATTGCCGTTCAGCGGATCCCGCGGAACAACATTCGTCGCGTATTGGTCGACGATGACGCTGAGACTCATCTTGCGATAGCCGGCATCGGCCGGGCGGTCCGGGCCGTGAATGACGAAACGTTCCGCCACACCGGCGCCGTTGATATCCACGCCGAGCGTGGCGTCGAAGTAATCGCCATTCTTCAACGTCGGCGTGGTGGCCACGTTGCGCTGAATCACGGCATTGCCTTCTGTGTCGCCATCGATGATGAACCAGCCGCCTTTGCCGCCATCGATATCCGGCCGCTTAGTCAGCGTGGCGCCGGGTTTGGGCGAAATGGATTCAATGCGATACGTGCCGAGCTTGGTCCCGCCGTTGTTCGGGTTTTCAGGATCATTCGGACGATAGCAGTCCACGTAGAGGCCGCCGTGCGGCACATTTCCGGAGTTATAGACGATATTTGGATACATAAATCTGTTAGGTTAATTGTTTGATTTCGCTGCAGCATCGACACACCAATCCCAATACCCGCGCTCCAAGTCGACGCCAGCCACGGCGAAGAATTGATGTGCGCGATCGGGAAAGACGGTGAAGTTCGTTTCGGTTGTATTTGTGAAAACGCTCCAAAAAGGCAATCGCCGCTCGAGATCGTCGGACGTCATCACAAAAAAGTTGGAGTAACCACCTGGGTTCCAAACGAACTTGAGCGGCTTTTCGATTTGAACGACTGCCGGGGCGAAAACGACCGGGAGTGGTGAAATTTGTGTGATGGTGATTGTATGGTTCGTCTGAATCGCAGCGGTTCTAATCGCCGCGAAGCTGCGCGTGCTATTGGTTTGCAAACCCCAGATGTAAGTCAGCGCCGATTTTCCAGAAGCAGGCAAAACATTTGTTACCAAATCATCACCTTGATGGGCGGGATAAGTCGCCGACTGCTGGCTGGCATAGCCCGCAAACCCAATTCCGTCTCCAGATGCTCCGACTACCAGTGTCCCGCGATTCGCGTATTCAATGTCGCGGCACCGCCCCAACACCTCCAACCGCTGTTGCCAGTATGGCCCAACCGTATTTGTGAACATATTCCAACCAGCGGCCAACACCGTATTTGTCAGGTTGTGGGCAACGAGCGTGCCGTCAATCTTAACGTCATAATTTCCCGCCGGGATGTTCGTTACCTGGATATCAAAGTGAAACAGGTTTGCTTGGTTTGTATTTACCCTGGTATAAGCGTCCGAAGCGTCATTCGTGATGGTCGCGCCAGACGGGTCTGTGCCTGGATAATCCCACGCCAGTGGGAGCCGGTAACAGTGCTGCGTAAAAGTGAGCGTGTTTGCCGATTGTCCGGGACTGAGAACCACGCAGTGATTGGTTGCGACCACCGTGCCATTCCAATCCAAGGTGCAGGCAGCGACGTTGGTGTCCGTCGTTGACATTTTCAAATAGGAAATCGTCCAGGAGAGTTGTGCGGCCGGTTTTAAATGCCCGTTCTTATTTACATTGGTGATATATAAAACCGAAGGGTTTAGGGCGTAACTGTTGGACCACCAGAAAAGAGAATCGCTATAGCAATCCACCCCACCGATGCCATAAAGTCCGCTGGCATTTGTTCCCGCGTTGTTGCGCCCAAAATCATTCGCTGCGTTCCCGCTATCTGCTCCCGTTCCGGGTTCTCCGATTGCTCTCCAGGCGACAACGTTCGATCCACACCAGCCCCCATTGTTTGTGTTCAACCCAGTCGTGGCGTTTGTCATCACCAACGGCGCTTGGAACATATTTGAGGCCGCTAACCAGAAAGCATTGCTGACCATGCCCCCGTTTTCCGTGGTCTGAGAAAGCCCCCAGTTTGTCCCATGAAAATTTCCGGTGAAAGCGTTGAAGGCCCAGGCGGGCATCGCCAACGAAGCAACTGCGTAGGTTTGGTCGGCCATGTTGCCGCCACTGCGCCCAAAATTGTAAATCGCGATATTGGTTGCGTCTGGATTCCCCAAATAATAGGCGGACATAAGATAGTCCGGGAACATGCAGCCGGTCTGCGGTGACGTGCTGTCGCCATCGTGGAAGAAAGAATCGCCGAAAATTGCCACTGTAGAATTGTCCGGCAGCACTAACTGGGCTGCTGAATTAAGCACGAAAGCCGCAAGCAAAACCATGATTGAAAACAAGTGTTTCATTTCACGAAGGACGCAATGGCGGCGCACGCCTGCGAGGAACCACCCAGAGTGCAAGTGGCATTTATGGAAGCCGCTACGGATTGAGCCTTAAACGCGACACCTAATCCGGTATTCTGGAAAATTATCCATCCTTTGTTCAAAGCCCCGCCGAGGCCTGAATCCCATGATGAAGAAGTGCCGCTATCATAGGAAGCATTGGCTACTATCAAATACCCGTCTCCACTCGGAGTAATCGCACCCGTGCTAACCGTTGTGGCTCCTCCGCTGGCATTGAAAGAACCGTTGTGCTGGTCCAATGCGCCTGACACCAATCCGGTGAATGCGAAAACGCCGAGCGTCGGATGTGTATTGACTGTGCTCGCGGAAAATGTATGAGCCGCATCTGTGGTGGGGTTTAAACAATACCAAAGGCTGCAATAGGCTGAACCGAATGAAGGTTCACCGATAATTTGCGTCCACGTGTTGCTTTTCGAGTCTGTGGGAGTTACCGCCCCAAAGGTTGTCGCCTCTGCGATGACAATCAGCTTCGCGGTGGTGGTGTTATATGGCCCAGTTGTAACGGTGTTTTCGTCTGTGCTACCAGCAATAACTCCACTGCCGAGCAATGTAATACCGCCACCGCCACCACCAGCCGCGGGTGGCACGTAAGCTGCCAGGCCTTCCGCTGTCAGAATCGACTGAGCCCGAATCAGGCGCGGCACGAAAATCGAAAAGGCCGGCAGGAACAAAGCTCCGCTCTTGATGAATTTCCGGCGGTTCATTGATTCTCCCTAATCGCCGCTTCGATCTGCGTGGCGTTGGTTCCGCCGTAGCTGGTAAGCGTCAACACGCCGTTGGTGATCACACTATTGGAGCCGGCCAGCCATTTGGGCTGATAATCGAAGGTCAGGTTGTTGTAGCTCGATCCCGCGAAGCGATAACTGATGGATCCATTCGCGCCGGCGTAATGGATGAAATAATTCTGACCGATACTCGGACCATTGGTGCAGGTGAACGTTTGAAGCGTTCCGTTGAACGTGGCGGTAATATTCGTGGTGGTGCCTTCATGCGTCCACGAAACCAGGTTGGTGTAACCGGATCCGTCTTCGCTCGATATCAGGTTGGTGGTCGCGCCGGTTTTGACGTGCGCACTCGCGCCCAAGGCGGAAGCATCGAGCAACGGAGCAAAACCAAAATGCCCGCTGGCATCATTGGTAAGGGCACCGACTCCGTTTGGAATGGAAACGATCTTCTTATTGGCGTCCGCTTCCAGCAGCGTGCTCGCGGTCAGTGTGCTATTCGTCACACCGCCCGCAAACACGGTGGCGCCGTTGTGATAGGTATCGGCAAAATTGGTGACATTCCCTGTGAAACTCGCTGTGCCGGCATTGGTGAGATTGCCGCCATTTTTTAAATTGCCGCCGTTGGTGGAATTGCCGGTGAAGCTGAAATAACCGCCGTTGGTCAGATTAAACGTTCCCGCATTGATATCTTGCGCCCAGGGAGTTTGCGATCCGCCTCCGCCACTGGCGGAAAGAGTTTCGGTCGCGGCATTCCAATTCAAACCGGAGCCGATCGCACCGCGATGCAGCCGGCCATTTTTATCCGAGTAAACCAGGTTGGTATTGGATCCGTCGGCGAGATTGGTGATGGTGACACCGGATGCGCTTGAGTTGGACCAAGAACGTGTGTCGAAATTCGTGAGCGCGCCGGCGGGCTGGTACAGTGCGCCCCACGGATATCCGTTCGTCGCCACGGTCGCGGCACCGGCGGCGTCATAAAGCACGCCCCAGGGATAGCCATTGGTCACCGACACCGCGCGTCCGATCGGATCGTAAAGCACGCCCCAGGGAAAACCGTTGGTGACCGCGATCGCCGTTCCGGCGAGATCGAAGGCATTTGTTCCTTTGAACGCGGATCCACCCAGGCCATTCGTGGCCGCGGTGGCGGCGCCGGCGGCGTCGTAAGCGGAAGAGAGTTGGGATCCGGTGATGTTGTAATTGTGGTCGTTCGGCCGCTCGAGGAGCAAAAGGTCGGTGGACTGAAGCGTTCCGGTGTTCGGCAAGTCGCTGATTTTCTTGTCCTCGCCATAAGTGACGACCGCCATAAGCAGCACGGTTAAAATAAAGAGCGGTTTCATAGGCTAAAAAAGAACGATGCGATTGCCGTCGGTATCGACGATTGGATTGCCGTCGGTATCCACTAACCGGTCTGTTAGCGGTGGCGGAGGTGGCGTGTCGGGGTTTAACACTGGCCACGCATCGTCCTGGATGCTGAAATCCAGATCGAAGAGCATGATGGTTTGGAAAGACCCCTTGTCGCATTCCATTGCCGGCGAAGAGCCGGCGTCTTTGTAATCCACCTGGATCCGATGCCTGGGCAAATAATCCGCGTTCAGCGTGTAGAGCTGCGTGTGTAAAATGAAACGCACGGCCGTGACGAATTCGCGGTGCACGCGGATGTCGGCCAGCGTGATGACGTCCAATTTGTATTGGCCGCTCCAACTGGTCTCGACGGGGATCTCCCGCACTTCACTGATTCGCAGCGGCCGGAATTGCTCCCGCCCTGCCCCGGGCGTGAACATGATCTCGATGCGCGGGCGATCGCGTTGGAAATCGATGATCTCAAATCCCTGGTCGATCAATTCCTGGTCCGCCGCGGGATCGCCGGTGCTGCTCACCGCTTGCGTGGTGAAGGCCTTGACCTGGCGTGCGGTAAATAAGCCCTTCAATGCAACTTCAAAGATTCCTGAGAAATCGTAGAGCTGGGCGATTTGTTCGGCCGTGAGATACATGATGGCCGTCCACTAGGAGTTTTTGAACCCGGCGCGCTTGTACGCGCCGCGCAACAGATTTTGCAGATCCGCCGCCATCGCTTCCGCGCGATGGCGCAATTTGCCGCGGACCATTTCGAGCTGGCTCTCGTTGGTGCAACCGGTGGCGCGGTTCACCAGGGTGAACGTCGCGTGACCGGGAATGCCGAGGCCGTCGATATAAGTCCCGCGCGCCGTTCCGTCCTGCACGTGGCGGAACTTGTATGCCGGCGGCTTCGCGCCCTTGGGTTGAAGCACATTCCAGGAAACGACCCAGGAGCCCCCCAGAATGCCGCCGCGCTTTTTCTGGCGCGCGAGGAATTGGCTGTAAACACCACGCGGGACCACGATCCGGTTCAGGCGTTGCACGTGTTGCCGACCGTAACGGCCGCGCGCCATCCGCATGATCCTGGCGCCAGCGGATTGCCGGCGTATGCCCAGAACCTCGTAACGCTTGCCGCGGGGTTTCGTTTTGTGAAAAAACCGCGTCATGTCCTCGACCGTGTCCTCCATGTGGTAATCGTAGTTTTTCACTCCAACCACGGTGTCGGGCGTGGCCATGATCCAGGTGAAGCCTTTGCCCTGCCGATGCGCGATCGGCAGCATTTTCTTCGGCGCCGGCGAATAGACCCGGCGGACATCCGATTCAATGGAGCGATCGAGCGCCTCTTTGCTCTTCGGCGCCGCTCCGGAGGCCAGTTCACGCGAAAGAATCCCCGCCTGCATTTTGACGACCTGGCGCGGCTCGAGCTTGAGCGCGTTGGCGTATATCGCCATTCGGTCGTTTAGCATGGTCAGATCGCTTCTCAGCGTGATCGGGACCGGCATCATGGAATCAGGCCTTGGGCGCCGCTGGTGCCGTCGGCGCCACTGCTGGCGCGGGCTTTGGCGGATTAGCAGCTGCAGTTTTGGCGCGAGCGGCTTCCTGTTGGTCCGCCTGGTAAGCGGGAAGGAACAGCGCGCGGAAAGAAATCACGTCGTTGCGAAATTGCGCATACTGCGCGTCTGCCAGCTGCAGCTCGGAGGCCTTGGCAGAGGTCGCCACGTCCACGGCCACTAAATTTTGTTGGGTGGTGGCAAACGCCACGTCACAGGCTGCTTTTTTTAAATCGAGTCGTTTCATAAATCAGAGTTGGGTTAAAAAACTTTGCCGTTGTCCCAGATCGTGGTGAGCGCGGGGGTGGCGACTTCCAAACTGGGAGGCGTGCGGTAGTCGGGCCAATCGGCGGCAAACAAGGGATTGCCGCCGGCGCGATAGAATCCGGCGACAAATTCACTGCAAATCATGTGGCCTTCGATCGGGTTGTTGTTGAGCAACACGAAGGTGAGCAGCGTCCGCCAACCGTATTTTTGGCCTTGGGCTTTTGGGCTCGTGCCATCGCCGTAATAAAACCAGCGCATGGCCGCCTCGAGGTTGAATCTGGATCCCGGACGGCGGACCAGGGCGACGTGGTCGGGCCGGACGGGATATTTGTCCACCCCTTTTCCGTTTCGGGAGGCAACGGAAACGTCATTGCCGATATAAACCTCGACATGCGAGACGCGCGTCCAGGTCTTCATCACCACACCCCAATCAAAGACATCCGACGGCGCGTACAGCAGGCAATCGCCTGGTTGCAGGAGCGCCGGCGTGAACGGACTTTGAGTGGAGGGAGCGTTATGCACGATGCGTCAGCTAAAATGCATAGCGAATACCGCCGCCGATCATGAGGCCGCGATCCTGGCTCTTCTGGAGGCCTTCGAACGCGTAACCGAGACCGACGTATTCACCGAGGTGACTGTTTTGCCGGTACTCAATTTCCGCTTTCACCACACCCATCGGTGCTTTGTTGTAGTTATCCCAACCCGCGCCCAGGCCGGCCGTAAAAGCGACGTCGCCGATTGGCCGCCGGTAATCCACAAACGCATACGCGCCGGCGGTGCCGTTTTGGCCATTGGCGTTCCCCTCGAGGACCGCGGCGCCCAGGGCGAAGTTGGGAGCGCTTTTCAACAGGCCGTATTTCTCCAGGCTCAATTGCGCGGCGGCCTGGCCGGAGTTCTGCGCGAACACGCCACCGACGGAGAGCACGTATTCATTGGATCCGTAATAGGAAATGTTCGCGGGATTGTTCGCATTCACCATCTCCTCGATGCGCTGCAGGAGTTGCGCGCTGTTTGATGGCGGCGTCACACTGTTGGTCCCGGCCGGGCCCGACGTTAAAATGGCCAGTGAGCCATCGGCGTTGGTCGATATCAAAAACGTTTGGCCGTTCACCGTGAATGGGTGACCCGGCGTGACAATGGGCGGAATATTGAAAACTGCCGGGGCGGCTTCGAGCTGATTGACTGCCGGCGCATTCATTGTCACAGGAAGCGGCGGAGTAACCTGGGCGTGACAGATCGTGGTGATGATCAGGCCGATCGTGACGGCCGTTAAATAAACGAGTGCTTTGAATTTCATACTACTTTTTTCAATCGGGTTTGTTGTTTGGATCCACGGGCGGAAGCTTCAAAAGGGAGCGCGTATCCTTGGCGGCAACGACCAGGCCAAAGGCAATCACACCGACGATCTGCCATTTGCTGGGAGGACCGCCCAGGACGATGAGGCCAAGAGAACCCGCGGCCGCGATGGTGAACGCAGTAACAGCGCTGACGATGACAGTGACGGCTTTCATGTTTTGGCGGGGATGAAATTGATCTTCTCGAGCTTCTCGATGCGCTCCTTTAAATCCTGCACGCGCGCCATCTCGACTTTCAAAGAGACGATTGCCTTCAGCGTCCAGGCCTGCAGGCCAAGCACGGCAGTCAGCAAAACAGCAACGATTTCGGGAGATAGCGTCATGGCCAGTTGTTCTTCATGTAAGCCACCCCGTTGGAGTAATAGATGTCGACCATGATGCCGTTGGAGTTTCCGATCCAATGCGCGAAGTTCGGCATCGCGTTGGTGATGGCAAAAAGACTGAAAGTGTTAGAGAGGTAATAGACGCCGCTATTCGTGCTGGTGGCTCCGAGCCAAACCGGGCCGTTCACATAGAGTCCGTTCGTCGCGGTGATGGTGGCTTGCGCGTTCGTCAGCGCGGAGGAAATGGTCCCATCCGAAAAGATGAACGTACCGTCTTTAATCGTGGTGGCGTTTCTACCTGCAGCGACCGAGAAATTCCCGCTCACGATATTGTTTTGACCTCCCAGGATGGCGGAAGAATTCACACTGTTGGAAATCATGTTCAGCTGGCCGCCGCCGATGAAATCGTAGGAACCTCCGAAAATCCCAACCATCTTGTTGTTAAGACCGCCACCGATAACACTCTGGCTATAATTGACGTCCATCGTGTTGGTCCTGCCTCCCCCGATCACGGAGTAACCGCCGCCGCTGGCAATGGTATTGGCGAGTCCGCCCCCAATGAAATTACCCGGGGAGTTTCCGATGCCTAGGCCAAGGCCTCCGGGGATCACATTCCCCGTGCTGATTCCACTGATGGTATTCCCCGAACCGGAAAGCACCGCGGAATAGCTGGCATTCCCCACCGAGTTATTGAGGCCCCACGCTGCGTTCGCGAACAAGAGCGTCGTATTCGTTCCGAAGCCGTTGGACACAGCGATCGAGCCGGTGCTCGTTCCGTTGGTGAAAAGTGAGACCGTGGAATTCGAAGCGGACTGAATGAGCTGCAAAACATTGGTCAGTGAAAACACGCCGAGAATCGGCATGTGATCGTTCATGGCCGAGGTGTAATACGCCGCGGGAGCCGGCGCGGATCCATTCACGGCCGAATACGCTCCGATCGGAGAAGACCCAGCCAGGGAATACAGCGTCACGCCGTTCGTCTGGAGCAATGCCGCGGTGCCGTTGTTGGTGACAATGCAGCCATTCCAATTGGTGTAAACGTTCCTGGTAGAATCCCAAATGAACGCGCCGTTGGTCACGATCCCGCTGCCGGCGCCGACGAAATACAAATAGTTCGTCGAGGCAAAGATGTTCGTCGCCTGGCCAGCGAGACCGAAAGCCACATTCGCTTCCAGCGCGGTGTTGCTCGAGACCAGGCTGGTTGCGAAACCGTTGGTTTTATCAACCTTGGCCACGAATAAAAGCGAGTTGCTCGAGACGATCGGAGAGTTGGAAACCCCAACGATATAAGCCGATATATTCGTGCCGGTGCTCGCACTGATTCCGGCTCCCCCGATTGCGGAAGCGATGTTAGTGATGATAACCAACCCTGCCGGTCCGAAATTCGTCGCCGTGGTATTACTGACGGCACCGCCGTTGCCGGTGATGAGACCCCCGGAAAGTTTGATCCCGTTGGCGGCAAACACCGTGAACGTTTTATTGGTCACGCTTCCGGTAGTGGTGCTATCCGACCAAACAAAGGAATTGTTGTTGGTCGCGTTGGCGTTCTGTCCGGCCGCATGCGATGCCGTCCCAGAAGCAACCGTCGTAATTCCTTCAGAATGCGAACCGGTGTTGCTGGAAGTGGTGCCAAAGCCTTCCGCGTGGGATCCGGTGAAACTGGCCGTGGTAGCATCGCCTTCCGCGTGCGCACCGAGCCCGGCCGTTACAGTGGTGTTTTCCCCTTCCGCATGACCGCCGGTGCCATTAATCACTACAGAGTTATCCCCCTCGACATGCGCATTCGCGGCGAGGCCGGTGATTTGACCATTCCCTTCGATCACATTGATTCCCAGGATCGTGTAGGCGCCCCCAAACATATTGGTGGACTCGTTATTCGTATCGGCTTCGATTGGCCCATAAAACAGGGGCGTCCAAATCGTTGGAGCATTTGTGTCCGCCTTTTTGTTGAGATCGGATTGCGCGGCAAAACCGTTCGTCAATCCGCGCGCGTAGGCCTGGGTGGCAAAACCATTCGTGATGCTCCTATCCACAAATCCATTGGTGAGCGATTGCGCATAGGATTTCGTGGCGGCGTTATTGGTTATGCTCTTGTCGACAAAACCGTTCGTCAGGCCTGGCAGCGAGTTGGTGTAGAGGACCTGCGCCGCATTCGTGAAGACCAACGGTGAGTAACCATTGGTCGCGGTCGCCATGATGTTCGTCGCCGTCGCCAGCGAAATTCCCCCGCCGGAAATCCCGTTGGTGGCTGACACCAGCTCGGCTCGAGTGGCGGCGTTATTGGTGATGCTCTTGTCGACAAAACCGTTTGTCAGTCCCGGCAGTGAGTTGGTGTAGAGAATTTGCGAAGCATTCGTAAACACGATCGGGCTATAACCGTTGGTCACGCTCTTGGCGTAATTCGTCGCCTGCTGGCCAATCGTGAGCGCCGCGCCCAGGGAATCGTAATTCGTCGAGATATAACCGCGTCCGCCGGCGTAGCTCACGCCCGCGGCATTGGTGGCAAACAAATTGGTGAGGCTGAGCGAATGCAGCGCAAAGAGCGCATTGCTGATGCCAGTCGCGTAATTGGTGCCCGCTGCGCCGATCGCCAGCGCGGTACCCAGCGGATCGTAATTGGTGGAAACATAAGCCCGGCCGGCTGCCCAGCTCACACCGGCGGCATTGGTCGGGTAAATATTGGTAATGCTCAGCGCGGACTGGATCGCGAGCTGAGTATTGAAATAACTGTAAATTGAATTGCTCGAGCTATTGGCCTTCGCATTCGCCACATTGGTGGCTTCCAGGAGCGTGATAAAGCCATTCGTCAGCGCCGGCAGATTGCTCTGCACGATCGGCGTGCCAAAAAAAATATTGGTGAGCTGGTTGAAAGTCGGGAGATTCGTTCCGCCTGGCCCATTGGTGACCGTGACAAAGATATTCCCGCCCGATATCCGTAATTGGCCCGAAGGATACACCGTGCCACCGGAATCCAGGGGAACGCGAATGTAATACCCCTGCCCCAGAAACGCGTTGGTGATCAAATAGTTGTTGTTCGCGAGCCAATTGGTTGCAAACCCATCTGCCGCGGGCGTAATACGGATGGGAAGTCCGATCGTGGTGAAGGATCCATCGGCGTTGGCGATGGGGCCCGAAACCGGGATCGCTTTAAAAGGATTCGTGTCTGGCTCGCCAACGCTGTTGGTAAACCCAAAGCTGACATACGCGGCCCGGCTCGTCTCAGCCGTCCAGAGGCCCAGCAATAAAAAGAGGAGCGCCAATCTTGAAATGAAAGTCCGACTGGCGCCATGTGTAGTTCGCGCAGCGGTGGCAGGGACGCTTATTTTTGCCGCGCGGCAGGATGGTGAAGTCCAAAGCCGGCCGTCTCGCGGCAGTTTGTCGCTTTGAACTTTCATGAATCTTTGGCCGAGAGCTTCATGCAGTGGTATTCCAGGTGCAGGCTCACGGGGTTATCGGGATCGTTTTTGGGCAGGACCTGGAACTTCGCGCCCAGGGCGCTCAGCTGCTGGTTGGCAATGATGGTTCCGAGCACGGAGCGATCGCGGACGTAAAAAATATCGGTCGCGCGCGGATCGATGCCCATTTCGCTGTTGAGGCTCGTGTCCTGGATGGTGGAAATCTTGGCGCGGAAGGATCGGCCGGTCTTTAAATTGACCACGTCCTCTTCCTCAAAAGCGGCGGTGGCTTGCTGGCCAACCGCCGCAAATTTCCGCGCGAGACTCACAACTAAAACGAGAAACGTTTATTCCCGAATTTGATGTAGTTGTTGGTCATCGTGAGCGCGTTGGTGGACGTCCAGAGATCGTTCACAATGCGCACACCTCCGGCGCCGCCGATGAGGGTGGATGGGAAGTTGGTGCTCGCCACCTGGTTGGTGGCGCCGTTCGAGGGAATCGTCCACGTCCACGTGCTGACGTTATCGACGGTCCCGGAATCCAGTATGCGCGCGAAGGTCAGTGTTCGATTCGTGACCAGGGAGCTGCTGTTGAAACTGACAAACACCGTGAGATCCTTTTGGAAAGGAACTGGCATATCGGCATAAGTCGTATTGGTGACATAGCTGGTATTGGTCACGGTAACGAACGCATTGGAAGACGAGTTCCACGTGGTGCTCGTCAGGGTATTCGTCAGAATCACAGACCAGCCGAGCCCCAGATTGGTGCTGGTACCGCCGCTGCCGGCCGCGCCGGCTGCCAGCGTGGTATAGGGCAGCGTGACAGTGCTGACACTGAACGAGCCGACGGCGGGCGTGGTTTGCGCCTGCGCGATGGTGGGAATGAGCTCCGCACTGAGAGCGGCGCCGCCAATGGCGATGCCCAGCACGGTTTTGCGGAACGTGTCCGCGATTTTTTCTAAAATGTTTTTCATGGTCGGTTAAAAAGTTTTGGTTTCAGGTTCAATTAGGGCGTAACCGGCGGAGGCACTTCGCTGCCGGACGTGGAAATTTCCGAAGCGAGAATCGCCTCGATGAGCTGGGCCTTGGTGCCGTTCGTCAGTGCGATCGGGCGGCCGGAGTTTTTGATGCCGTCGGCGATGCCGCGGAGGTCCGCATGTTTCAAAACCGCGAGCTCGGCGCGCCGGGCTTCGGGTGTGATCGATTCGACTTCCGACTCCGCGCCTTCGGCTGCCGGCAATTCACTGCCGGTTTCGGTTCCCGGAATGGGAATGATCGGTGCCGTGGTTTCCGGCCCCTGCCCTTCCGTGACCGGAATACGAATCACTTCCGGCGCCGGCGTTGTGGCTTTCGCGGCCAATTCTTCGCGGCGTTTTTGTGCGGCGACCTGGTCCGGATGATCCTCGGTGTTTTCCGGGACGCTTTGCAGCGGGACCATCATCGGGTTGTGGCACTGGTAGAACCGCGCGCCATCCGTGTTGGCGGCGAGCTCCTCGGCATGCGCCGCGCGCAATTCCGTCGCATTCAGGCCGCAATAGAAAACGGACGGGATGGGTGGTCCGCTTTTGGCCTTCGTCAGTTTGATTCCGATCAACATAAAAACTCCTTGGTTGCGCCAACTCAGCTCACGGCCGCGAGGGCCGGGAGCTGAAGGTTGGGTGATGATTAGGCTTCGTTGCCCGCGGTGACCCAGCGCACGCCAGCCGGATCCGTCTTGGTATCCGCCGCGCCGCCCTGGTTGCCGGCGCCGATGCCGAAGAGCACGCCGATTGAGAACGTGACGTCGCCGGTGCCGTATTTCTGGTAACCGACGGCCGTAAACGGCATGCCGGTCTCGTCGTCCTGCATCGGGACCGTTTCCACCACTTTGGGAACGCGCAGAAGATCCGCCGCATTGGAGAAGTCCACTCCACGGGAGGCGATCACTACGCCGCGGCTGTCACCGAAATAACCCTGGAGATTTCCGGCATTCGGGAAATCCGGGTATTCGTAAACGTTGCGGAAGCCCGCGAGGTTTTTGTAATGGCGAATCGGGTTGTCGCCGTTCAATTGGTTGTAGAACAGCGAGGAGCCCACGCGTTGATCCGCCTGCAGGGCGCCGGCGGCCTTGGTGTTCACGATGCCGAAACGGCCAAAAGGCGAGGCCTTCTGGTCGTTCAATTTGCCGCGCAGATACTCAATGCTGTCGAGGCTGATGTTGGCCGGGTCGGTCGCATATTGATGCGTGAAGTTCGCGGCCGTGATTTGTTGCAGCGCGGTATCGATGATCAATTTGCGCAGCGCATAGCCCTGGTTCATGACAAACCGGGTGAGATCGATCTTGCTCGATAGCTGCGAGAGCCATTTGATGCGGATGGGGACGTGTTTGAAATACGCGAGCGTGACCGGAACGTCCTGCGCAAGCGCGGTGGCATCCTGGATGCCGTTTTCAAAGCCGGTAGCCTGGTCATAATCCGCGGCCACAGGCACGGCGCCGATGTGCGACGTGATGACATCACCCAGCACGGCCGTTTTGCTCGAGACATCGAGCGCGAAGCCGCCGTCGCCGAATAATTCCGGCGTCAGGGTTTTGAACGCGTCGAAAATCAACTGGCTGAGCTCCGGCACGCTGAGCGTGATCCGGAGAACGCCCGTCGGGCGCTGGCACGCCAGGTTCATGAGCGAGGCGATGAATAACAGCGTCAGGAATGAGCTGAGACTGTGGGTGATCAGGCCGATCAATACGGCCATCGCCACGGCGGCGAGAATGAGATGTTTTTGAAATGGTTTCATAAGTAAGGCGTTAAATTTTCCTGGTCGGTTTTTTGGAAATGGATCCGGTGAGTCGCGGGATTAATTCGCCTGGGTGCTGGTGGATTTTTTTACGATGCCGTCGAGGCCGCGCAGCTTGAGATTGGCGCGGATCGTTTCTGAACGTTTGGAAACGTCCGTTCGGCGGCCGTGGATGACTTCCTCGTTCGCTTCAATCTGGGCTTCCACGTCCTCGCCTTCGTCCTCTTCCACCCGGCGGGCAGGATTGGCGCCGCGCGGTTGTTTGGTGGCGGCTTCCGCGCGGAGATCGTCGATGAAATCGAGCATGGTCTCATCCGCGAGGCCGGCTTTGATCAAAGCGTCTTTGCGCTCGGCTTTAACCAGCTTGTCGGTGATGGCCTTTTCCACCTTCGCGGTAACGCGGGTTTTGAGCGCGGTTTCGTGACCGGTCAAAGAGGCCTTGAGGTTGGCGCGATCGGAAATGAGCGCGTTAATGTGCGGGAGGATGGAATCCTCAGTGGCATCGGCGGCGACGGAATATCCGGCGGCCACCAACGCGGCGGTGATCTTATTCATACTGGCTTTGGTTGGTTTCGGTTGGTTGGTGGCCGTTTTCTCGGCCGAAGCGCGCGGGAGCGCGATTGCCTTGGGCAACACGCGAGCGCGTAAATTGGTGGGAATAAACTTTTCGAAACTGGCGATGATCCGCTTTTCGGCATCGGTGATTTCGTCTCCATCGCCGTCGGGATCCATCACGTCCCCTTCGCAGTGAGTGGCGAGCCCAAGTTCCAAGGCTGCTTCGCCATCAAAGAAAGAGGTTTTCTTCATCATGGCCATGAAGTCTTCGGCAGACTTTTTCCCGGAAACTTCGGCGTAAACCTTGGCCATCATCTTGTCGATGACGTCCATCCCATCGGCCATCGAGCGCATGTCCTCACCGGTGCCGTCCACGCCACCCTGGGCGCGGTGGATCATGGTTATGGAAGCCGTCGGGCAGACACGGCGAGAGCCGGCGAGGAGGACAATGGACCCCGCAGACATCGCGTAACCGTCGTTGTAGGTCGTAAGCTTATCCCGGCGCCGGCTGAGGGCGTTATAGATGCCGAGCCCGAGCCCGACGTCGCCGCCGCGGGAGTTGATCCGGCAATCGATTTCTGCGTCTTCGGGAATTTGTTTGAGTTCATTGAGGACGTCCTGTTCGGTGTCGCTAATGGTCCAACGCTCGTAATCCACGTATTCGCCAATGACACCGCGAATGGCGATTTCGTAGCGGCCCGAGGCCTGCGCGCGGATGGAAAGATTGAATGGGCGCTTGGAAGCTTTCATGCGGATTGCGGATTGGTTTTCTTGGCGCCCTTTTTCTTTTCGGATTTCTTGGGAGGCGGCGCGTCGTCTTCGAGCGTGCCGGTTTCCTTCGCGGATTCGCTGGTGGTCATGGAGAGCGAAAGGAATTCCTTGAATTCACGCGCGCTCTCGAACGGGGCGTCCTCCTCGATGCCGGCGATATCTTTGCGGCGACGGCGGACCTCCTGATTGATTTTCTGCCACTCCTCGTCGCCATCCTGGGCGGTTTGGCCCCAATACTCATCCCAGCTCATCAGGCCGGCCTCGACGGCTTCCCGGCGGTCCTGGTCCTTATTGCGATCGACGGTGAGGCTGCCGGTGAAATGCCATTCCAGCTCATTCCAGTCCGGCGGTACCGGCGTTTTGAAAACGCGATCCTCGATGCCGCCGTGGATGAAATATTCGGCGATCTCCTGCAGGTCGTTTTCGAAATCGCTTTGGAAGATCGCCACCAGCTTTTGCGCGATCTGCAGGTCGCGCCGGATATCGGTACCGCCGATATCGATCGGCAATACCAGCGACGGCGGCAAACCGGTGGACAAGACGATCAAATTAGCCAGGAACGCCATGAATCCTTCCCAAGCGCTGCCAGGGCGCTTCGGTTCATAGGGCGTATATTTGTCCCCCGTTTTCAGAATCACCGCCCCACCCTGAAACTTGGCGTTGTAATATTGCGTCCGCGCCGTGTCGTCCTGGGGAAGACTCATCGGGGTAGGAAAATTTCCAGTGCCTTCGCCGTAAGGCAGCTTCAGCATGCTTTCCGGATCGAAATCGCCGGTGGCGGTCTGAATAATGTCCTGCTTGCTGGACGCGTCCTTAACCGCGGCTTTCTCGAGCGCGAGAATGTCTTTTACGTCATGCGCGGTATTGATGGCGGCCGCCAAAATGGTTTCGCCGCGGACTTGTTCGTCGCGCTCGATGATGGCGTGGTGGACGACCAGGCTTTCGTCGACCGGCTGGTCCATGCCGAGAAAGCGATACGCCTTGGGATAACCGGTTTCGTAAAATTCCACGCCATCGCCGCCGCCGGTTTTATCCGTGGCCTTGGCCATGTAGGAATCCGAGTTGCCAAAGACCATTTGGTTTTTGGAACCGGGTTTGCCACCGCCGCCGCTGCAGCGATGCCATTCGAAGCCCTGGATTTTGTCCTGCCCGGTCCGCGGATCGTGAACCTTCACCGTGAAGCTTTCCCCGTGCTTCATGATGCCGGTCATTTTGACGCGCTGATAATTGCCAAAGGGCTTTTTGTTATCCACGCATGGCCGGCGCAGTCGGGTCTTCAAAAAGCTGCGCAGCTCCGCGTTGAATTCCTTGCTCGAGCTCTTCGGCGTTGGGAACGCACCGACGCCAATGATCAACGTGACCATGCGGCGGATGACGGCGCGGATGATTGGCGAATTTTTCCAAAGCGATTCGGCGCGCTTGTTCAGCTCGTAACGCGTGAAGCGATCGAGATCTGCTTTGGCGTCCTGGACGGGATCCCAAATCCAGGAACGCTGTGGCGACCAGCGCGAGGACTCGTACCATTGCGCCGTCGGCGCTTTGGTTCGCGGTGTGATGCCGCGGATCTGGATCAGCTCACGTGAGGAATGCAGGGTCACGGCGTGAGATACATCCAGTTATTGGTGAACCCCTTGATCGTCGGGAAGCGTCCCCACATCGCCGCCACGAATGCCGAGGCGGTGGCATCGCCATCGTCCTCTTCCTTGATGCCGGCAGCTTTTACGGCCGCATAGGCTTCCAGGAGCATTTCGAAAAGTTCCTGCAGAGCGGCTGGGGTTAGACCGACGGGATCGTCCGGAGTGGCGGGTATGTGGAAAGAGGTGGCATACCCCGCTCCGCTGGAGGATTGGACGGTCCAACCGGTCCCGACATTTTCCCATTGTCCGCTCTGGCAGGTGTTCAGCGCTTCGAGAAAGGTGTCCGCGCCCTTTTTCGCCTGGTTCCAGACGAGACGGATCACGGAACGAATGAAGCGCTGGGAAAATCTCACCAGGAGCCTCCGCAAAAAGAAAACGGCGCGTACACCCCACGGGTACGCGCCGCAACGAATGCCCATAGGGCAGTAACTAGCTTTTCATTTGACTCCTTGGCGCGATGGCCTTGCACAGAGGCCATTCACGCATAAACGGAAGAGAAAGTGTTAGCCGCACATCAAGCGCATCACGCAGATAACGCAAAGGCCGCAATTAACGCAGAAAACGCAGGCGAGTAAATTCGGACAGCTTTTTAAAATTTGTCCGGGAATCTAATTAGATTCTACCGCCAGAAAGCGATGATACGCTCCCATCTTGCCGATCTAACCATTTCTGGAGGCACGCCCATGGATCTCATCACGAGCCCGTAAAGTTCCAGGTAATGCTTCATGGAAGGACTCTCCTCATATTTAATCCGGATAAAAACTGGCCGTCGCATCGCCCGGCGGCGAGCTCGACGCCAGCGTTTGGAATTCTGCCTCATTTCTCGCTCCAAGGGTAACGCTCGCCGGCGAAAGAAACGAAAAGGCTGTTCTTAAGCACGATCCTCGGTAATGAAGCGGTGATAGTAAGTGTGAGTTTGTCGCCGTCGATCGCGTTCTCAATTAGGAAATCTGTAGGATGACCAAAACCCACTCGGTGACGACCTCTTGCTTAACCACCCTCTTCATGATTCACCGGGAGCGGGAGGGAATTTAAACCGGTTAGGCAGAACAATGGCTGGACGCTGTTTTTGAGCGGCCGCGCGGGCCAAGTCCTGAAAATGCCGGGTCACTTCCAGCTTTTGCAGCTCGAGGCAACCAACGAGCTCCTCGACGGACATTTTGCGCTTGAGCACACCATCCGCGACGGCGCGCTCGACCAACTTTCCCAACTCGGTTCCAAATTCGGATGCGTTCATAGTTTATTGGGTTCCTTGGATCCAATTACGTGCTGCGTTTGCCGCGGCTATCCAGGCCTCGGCTTGTTTTTGTTTGCTCGGGTCGGTTCGAAACGTCTTCCAATCCGGAAGCGGGTCACCATTGAACGCTTTACCACCAACGGCCGTGCAATAGGCTTCGTACATTTGACCGGCAAGATTGATGATGTATGGATGCGCGTTCATATTTCCTTGGTTTTATGAAATCACAACCTCGCCTTCCTTCAAAGCAATTTTGACGTGATAGATTTTCCCGAATTGAAGCAAAGCTATTTGCGCGCGGAGGACCGCATTTTCACGCTTTAGCCGCTCGAGCTGGATCTGGCGCGTGCGCGTGAGCATTTTGGAGTAAATCTCAAACCCTTCAGTGGTCGTCATGGTTCGTTCATCTTATTTTTGCGTAAACACTCCCGGGCTTCGGTGGCGTGGTACCTCACCGGCCGTGCGCAGGCCTTGTCCTTGCATTCGTCCAGGCCGATTCGGCTTTCCATGCGTGCGATCGTGTCGACGGAAACTTCATTCGCCGCGGCGATCTCCTTGCGCGTGATATAGCGGCTCACGTCGGTATTGCGGGTTTCGGATTGGTTTCCCCTGGCTTGGAGGCGCGCTCGTAACGGAAAATTCCTTTCCAGACGGCGTACGCGACGGCGTTTTTCTCGCAGTCATAAAGGTGGTTTGGCCTGGCTCGGCTCTGGCTGCCGCCGCCTTTCGCCGGCGCATCCCAGCAATTGAGCGTCGAATTCCAAAAATACCCCTTCATGTGCCGGTTGTATTCCGCAAGGTTCACCGGGCCCATTTTCGAATCGTAGCCGGCGAATTGGACGTTATGCGCGAGCTCCCATTTGTAGCGCTTCCGGATCCGGGCGAGCTCGCTCAACGCCCATTGGGCATCAAACTGGAAAACGTAGTGGAGATATTTGCGGGCATCGATCGTGCCTTTGTAGGGATCGTCGATCACCAGGCCGTACGGCAGCCGAATCTTTTCCTTGTTGGGCCAAACCTTGTGTTCGGGAAAACCCATGATCGGCCGCCAGCCCGCCAGCGCGAACGGCTTTCCACCGGGGATGGGAGACGGAAAGAAGCGCCCGCCGGCGCCGATCGGCATGAAGTAGCAGAATCCCGCCGGCGCGCAGCGGCGGAAGCATTCGGCAAAGACTTCGGAGTTATCGCGCTCACCGAAACGCGCATCGATGATCACGTCCGCATTCGTGATTTTGTGGCGCTGTTGAATTTCATCGAGCTCATCCCAGGAATCAGCGGATCCAATCTCCAGCGCCTGGCTATCGCCCTGCCGGCCAAGATTCACGTTCACCTCTTTTTGTTTGGCGACGAATTCCAGGAGGCGGATGAGATCCATCTGGAATTCCTCCCGGAAGAATTCCGCCAGGCGTTTTTGCGTGAGCGTGTTGGCAATCAGCCAGTCGGCGATCTTGTCCCAATGATCGGTCCGCTGGATTTGCGCGAGAATATTGTGAGGCGAATAAATCGTGACCGGTGCGTTGGTGATCGGTCCCGCCAGTTTATCCGCCAGGGCTTTCTGGTCCGCCGGCAGTGATTTCACAAACGCCGCTTGTTGCTCAGCGGTCCGCGCCGGCCGGAGAATGGAGGCGATCCATTCCCGTATGACATACCAGAATTTTGGGTAAAGCTGCTGGTGGTCGACGGAAAAGGTTTTTGCGCGCATAACGGAAGTGGGTTGCGGTTGCTCGCTCGAGATCTCGATAACCGTTTTGTCGACGTGCTGCTGTTGCGCATTCACCTCCGCCAGATCCGAGTTGATGAAGCCCGACACTTCGTTTTGCTCGAGCTTCTCCAGAAACTTTTTCGCCATGCCGCCCCAGCTCGATTCGTAATCCCGGCCGGTCCAGGGAGCGTAAAAACTTGGCAGATGATAGCCGCGGTGGTCCCGGACGGACGGGTTGGTCGGAATCCACACGCCGTTTTCGTCCAACCAGAGGCGGTGATTATCCTGGATATGGCCTCCGCAATGCGGGCATTCGAAACGCGCGCTGCGCACCACGCGATCGTAGTCCCAGGTCCCATCGCGCCGCTTGCACTCCTTGTCCCAGTGCAGCTCGGCAAACGCGATCGCTGTGCCGTCGGGCATCTTGGTTGGCAAAACCGTGAATTGGGCGTCTTTGACCAGGAGGAAACGCCGGCTCGATGGATGATGTCTTCCGCAATGCGGGCACGGCAGGAAACGCCGGCGCAGATCCGAAGACATCAAATCCTTCCAGATGATGCCGCTTTCCGTCGTCGGAGTACTGCTCCCCATCTTTTTCGACCGCGGGACCTGCTTCGTGCGCTCGTCTGCGAGATAATTGGCCCCGGACTCCTTGTATTCGCCCGTGATGGGATCGCGCGTGAGGAAAGATTTAAATTTGTCGGTCTCGTCCTTGAATACCAGCCGGCAGCGGTTGGCGCCGACTTGTCCAGGGCTATTGCTGCCGACAAAGCCCAGGATATTGCCCGCGAACTCCAGGCGGAGGCCGCTGAACTTGTGGCGATCGTTTCCGGCCGGGATTTTGTCCTTAAAACACGGGCTGGCTTTCACCATTTTGCTCATGCGCGTGTTGTTAAACTGGCGCGCGCCACCCTCCCCTTCCTTCGCCGGCATCACCCAGAGCCCGCGGAATGGCTCGTTGGCAAACGCCCAGCCGCATTTCACCATGCTGGTGATCGTTTTCCCGTTGCCCGTTCCCCAGCAATACGTCTCTTTGCGGACCGAATCGTCATCGATGTTGTCGATCGGCTCCTCCATGTAGCGCCGGCCAGTGAGATCGAACGGGCCTTTGATCTCCGGCTCATCGAAAACGATGTTCTCGATCGCCCATTGCGACGGCCGTTGATTGGGCAATGGCGCCAGGAGCCGGTCCGCGAGCTCCCGGGCGTAATCGAAATCACGCTCGCGCATGCCGGCATCAAGCTCAGCCAGGCTATCGAGGACCTCGGAGTCGACGTCGGGCATGGAAAGTCACTTCTTGAGTTTTTCGCGAATGACTTCCAAGTCGCGATTGGTCACCTTGAATGGACCGCCCCGGTATTCATCCAATCGGTCCGGGTCTTGCGCCGTTTGTTTTCCCTGCCGGTAGATGGTGTCGACGATATCCCAGGTATCTTCATGGCGCGCACAACACCGGCTACAGGATTCCCCTTTCACTTCCGTCGGACCGCGACATTCGGGGCAAGGATCGTACATTAGGATTTTTCCTTCAGGGCTGCTTCCTTTTTCGGGAAACCGTTGTGGATCTGAGCCAGTAGGTTTTCGATGGATCCAACCAGGATTCCCTTAACCACCGCGCGGACCGGCTCGGTGACTTCCGCTTTATCGAGTTCCGCGTCCACCTGGGCAAAGGCCGTTTTGCGCAAACTGATGATGCCGGCGCGCAGAGGTGCGATCGCATTTTCCCAAATCAACTCCTCGATGCGCTCCCGGTTGTGAATCAGGCCTTCCGCCTCCGCGTTCGATCGCGCTATTTCCAAACGTTGTTCCCGGCGCAGTTTCGCCAGCTCGGCATCGGAGTTTAGATATTCCTCACCCTCGAGGGCCTCGAGCATGCCGGCAGATTTCTTGGAGGTGATTTTGCGGAGGATCTCAAACGCCAATTGCCGCAGCGGCTCGATTTTGATCGTGCGATTCAGATTGATGAAATCGACGCCGCGAGACTTTGCGTATTTCTGGAACTCGCGAGGAATTAAACCACGGCTCTCCGCCTCGCCCATATCGGCATAAACCGGATGTTCAACCGAATCGCGGGTAGCTTGGTAATGCCACCATGCCAAAGCGCCGGCGATCGTCGCCTCAACGTCGTAAAATCCACACGAAGGTTTTGGGATCCACGGCTTTTTCGTTTCAGGATTTACGCTGCCGGCCAGCCGGCGCAGCGCCGCATCATCCAATCTGGTAATCGGGAACAAAACAGCCGCGGAAGCGGATTTTTCGGAACTTTTGACCCTGGAACGTTCCGAAGAATTTTTTTTCGCGTGTTTTTGCTCGGAAATTTTCCTCATGCGAAAACCGAAAACTGTCGAACGACATTGCCGAAAGCGGCCTCCAAAAAGATTCCTTTAATTTTCAGCGAGACGCTCATGATTGGTCCGCGCTGTGCTCGCGCGCAAAATTTCTACGGCATCAGGTCGCAATCATTCGCGACCATTTCCGGTTTCGTTTCGATGGTGAACTTCTCCTCGCGATCCACACGCAATCCGATCTCACGCAGCTTCGCCTCTGGAAGTTTTCCGCCCTCCTTGGTTTCTTCCAATAGCTTGCGCTTATTGATCTCCGGCTCGCGACGAATGTATTCCTGCCACTGACTTGTAACCGGGAACGCCAACAGCGCCTTCAACACTTTCTCTTCCGTCCACCGCGCGAGCATCACCAGCTTGCGCTGGCCCAGCCTGAACTTCAGAAAGCCATAGCTGAACTCCAGCGATTGCTCCTTGCCGAAGACATCGCGATTCGCCTTGGCCCATGCTTCCAGCTTCCGTTCGATCTCGGTGAGTTCATTGGAGAGCGTGAGAATGACCGGCTGATATTTATCCTTCAGCTTTTGTTCAGCCTCCAACGCAGCCTTGTTACGCGCAGCCACAGTCGCGCCCATTAGGGCGGTTTTGTGTGCGTATTGTTTCAAGGCCTCGGCGGCCTCCTCCTTGGTCTTCAGCGCCTCCATTGGCAACGCGCATTCTACGCGCAAGCGGGTGTTTGCCCATCCCCTCCTTTTGGGATAGTTGACAATCCGCTTATACTGGCGGCGTAAAATCTGAGTGGCCCTGAAATTAAGAATATTGTGATGCCACTTTCACCCACCGAACAGCGGGTCCTGGCGCTCTACGACCAGGGCAAATCCTACAAAGAAATATCCACGGAACTTGATATCGGGGTGGAAACTGTGCGCACGCACGCGAAACACATCCTGGTGAAAACCTTCGCCACCTGCCTACGCAACGCCGCCTACATCCGCGGCGGACAAAGAATCGCGACTCAATGCCGATCGCGTCACAACTGAGATTTAACCAATAACTCCACGTTTTTTGGTAAATCAAAAAAGAATTGTCTTCCGACAACTGGAATCGGCTTCACAAGCCTACGCGGATTGCGAGTTAGCCAGGCGAATCTGCCAGGCGCATAATCGCCAAACAATCTTTCGCTTCCAATGGGCTGGGGACCGAGCTTCTCCGTTCCAACGCAATCGTAAATCTCAACGACTGCAACCACTTTACCAAAAGGCAGGTTCCACTTATTGACCATTAAACGTCCGCCTGAAAATCTTGCTCTGAGAGAGTTTTGGCAGGCATCGCTGCGCAATAACTCCGCGCATTCTTTGCGCCATGTCATAGCGGCGCAGATGGCAACGTCGCCTCTGATGTGTGTGAGCCTGGATCGTGTCTCAATTGATTTGTGTCCCAATTCCATAAGCGATGCCCAGGGCTGCCAAAGACAAATAGCCTTCATCACCATTCCCCTTTCAACGATCGCCAGACCAATTGCGCAAAACGCGGATAGGCGCTGACGAAAAACAAAAAATAGGATCCAAAAAATAACGCCCTCAGGTATTGCCCTCGACGCCAATGAAAGATCGCCAAAAATAGATGCATGGCCGGCGTGAAAATATAAATATTGAACATCCGCGAGCGTAGCCAAATGGAGGGCTCTTTGCTCATACCCCACACAGATACAACCATTGGCAGCCCGGACTTTTCAATTCAACCAGGCACTCCAAACCAATATCGGCGACCTGGACTAAAAACTTGTCGCCAAATTCTTCCTTAAAAACGGCGACGCCGACGCCGAAGCCGACGCCGACGTCGACGCCGACGCCGACGCCGACGCCGACGCCGACGCCGACGCCGACGTCGACGCCGAAGCCGACGCCGACGCCGAAGCCGACGCCGAAGCCGACGCCGACGCCGACGCCGACGCCGAAGCCGACGCCGACGCCGACGCCGACGCCGACGCCGAAGCCTTTATAAATTCGATAATCCTTATTCGCCTCGATAATGGCTTCCATATCTTCGATCGTTTTGGCGTCTTCAAATTTTCCCGCCAAAGACAAAACCTTCTCACTCTGTGTCTGCGTGAGATCGTCGGTTTCTTTCACAAACCGCCGCATATATAACGGCATAACGCGCTTCATGCCCTTAAAGAAAAGCCGGCGCCGAAATTCGTTCTGGTCGATCTCATTGCTTCCCAGCTGAGCGATCGCCAGCCGACGCATCCCGGCCGCCCTGGCCTTATCCGAGCTCCAGGGACAATCATTGAGCCGAATCTTGAATTGACGCACTTCCTGGCCAACGCATGGCGGATTATCCCCATGCGGCAGATCCAGCGCGTAACACACCGCCGCTTCGACACACATTTCGCCGGGCCTGGGATCTCCTTTGCCCAAAGTTAAACCGCAATCCACCACCTCCAAAACTTTTTTCGCCACTTCACGATTCAAAATAATTTCCGTATTCATGGTTCCTTTCTGGTTGGTTTACTGAGCCGCCTTTTCCGCCTGCTCCCGGCTAAATTTTCGCCAATCGATCTGCACCTGGCTCCAAAGCCCGGCGCCTCGCGTTGACTTTACGGTGATCTCGCCACTCCTCACGCCGGCAGTGAAATAATTGTAGGAACGCTCGAGCTGCTCCACCCTCTCAAGGTTTTCCCAAACATAATAAGCCCGGTCCCAACAACGGAAAAAATCCTCGTCCCCCACAAATTCTCTCACCAGCTTGCGCATCTTCCGGACCAGCTCGATGCGATCCTGTTCCGGTCGGTCGGCGTCGTCGGATTTCTCCGACGCTCCCAACGTTAAACGTTTATTCGTTTCAACGTTCAAACGATTAAACGTTAAACGTTGTACAGTGTCGTCGGATTTCTCCGACGACGCCCCGCCCGTCGGATTTCTCCGACGACTTTCGTCGGATTTCTCCGACGACGCCACAGCGGTGGCTTGCCCTATTGCCTTCTCTCGGCTTAACTCGTTCATGGCCTCTGGCAATGGCCGTTCATCGCGCAGCGCAAGCTCGGCAGCTGCCGGAGCGCTGGAACCCTCAGCGGAGGGCGTGGAAATAGCACGGGCGCGAGTAATCCGCGCCCGGGACCAGAGATCAGCATCTGGCCGTGGTTCGAAGGTAGCCTGGGCAGCGTTGACATCGACAACGCCAAGGTCCTTCAAAGTGTTTAACAAGGTAGCAACCTTGTCGGGCCTCAACCCTTTGGAATCCCTTAGATTCATCCTCCGGGCCCATTCGTCCAGCCGAATCATCCCCTGGGTTTTGCCCTGGTCAAACGTGTCCAGGCACAGCATGTGCGCCAACCTCAGTTCGTTGGGCAACATTTTATGCGCCTCCAACGTCTGCCGGAAAGCGATCGACATCGCCGCAAAAGCATGCGCGTCTTCACTTTTCACCATACCCCCCCCCCGTTGAGCGCCAGGCGTTGCGATTGGCCGCTCGCGCTGCGAGTTGCAAATCCGCTGTATTTCAGGTATTTTCGCGTCCATAGGGTTCAGAGATTTTACAAAGCCGCTCCGATCGGAGCGGCCCTTTTCTTGGTTGGTTGCACCACCACAAACGGAATCGACATATCCGCCGAAGACTCGTTTAGATATCGGCCGAACGTTTCCAGCCGATTATTTTTCCGCCGATTCAACCGACGATCTCCCGTCGGCAAAAGAGCCAGCTCGTTCCAAAGAAGCCATTCAGCCGGACTGAGACAAGCGCTGCAAACATCGCTGCCACACACCCAGGAGCACCCATCGGGGCACGCCCGTGCATTGGTGCAGCCACAACGCATGCAAAACCGGTCCTTACGATCTTGGCGAGGTTTCCGTTTGGCGCTCATATCAATGACAATTGCCTTTCTGGTGCGGGCAGCGCAGCTCTGGATGTCGCTGGGCGATTTTCCACGGCTGGGCGAATATTTATATTCTTTCCAGCCTTAACTCCCTCATATGTGGCAGCCGTGGCGGAATTATCTAAATCCAAATCCTCCCTCGTGAGATTTGGGAACAGTTGCGCTACGAATTGTTCACGTCGTGCTGTGGCGCGGCCAATCAACACCAAGGCCGATTTGCTAACCACGGTTTTTAACTGCTCGGTTTCCAGGCGGACAGCTAAGCCTATGTAAGCGCCATGCAAGAACGCTTCTCGATTGCGCAGCCGTCGGTTCGTCCGATGATTCCATGCCCACCGAAACGTGCATTGCAAAAACGCAAAAACATATTTTGCAATTTCACAATCCCACTCGGTTCCAATCAGGTTCACCTTCCATCGCTTCAATAAACGACCGTGAGATATTTCTCCGACACGTTGCACCACCACCGATACCCCGAAAAATTTGGTGCAGATTCCGCCCGCCAGCTTCGCCTCCAACGGCAAGCGTGTATTCATCAGCGCATGCAAGTGCGTTAATCGCTCTTTGAATGATTCCTCATCGGGATTAACTTGCGCCAAATCAATAGCGTGCTCGCGGGCTAGTTTGGCTGCCATAGCCAAGGCGTTCTCTATCTCACCTGGCGTGCCTCCGCGCTTCATGCGCAAAAGCTTTTTGATCTTCTCAATGATGGCGTCTCGGTCACTCATTGCTTGGGATGATGAACGATGCCGTTGGTATCCACGGTGACCTTGCCGGTCTTCAAATCAATGTGGCTTGGGATCGTGACACTCTCGCCTGGGCCCAGATCGCCCAGGGAAATCGGTCCAGACATTTGCCACCCATAATCCGCCGGATTCAACCCCGCCGCCTCCAAATCCCAAGGCGAATAGCTTTGCGGACTCACCTGCATCTCCAGCTTACGCACCCGCTTCGTGAGCGCATACGTTTTGCGCCCCTCCTGCGTGAGCAAAGCGAAAAGGGCGATAACCATGACAAAAAGACAAATGTTTACGGGTGATTTCATTTGAAAACGGGTTGTTTATTGGGCCCCGAATGCTTCCACTGGGGACTGATATATTTGCTGGCTTTGTCACCGCGAACACACGGTGCACAAAGAGGAAAGACGTTTTCCTTCGTGTCTTTATTGGTCGCGGAATACCAATAATGATTTTCCGGCTGTCGCTCTTTGCAGTTCACGCAGACATACCCAAGGCACCCTTTTCCTAGTCCTTCAAGCACATCGAGTCTGCACTCGGCCGCATATTGTTCGGAGGTCATTCGCCCTTCCACTCCTCTCCCTCGTCGCCTTGGCCAACCTCAAAGCGGCATTCGGGATATTGCTGCCGAAGCTCCTGGATATGTTGATCCATTGAGGCCTCGAGCAATTCCATGAAGCTGGCAGCCGAAAGCTCTGCGGATCGCTGCAGCTCCTCAGATCCATCCTCCACCTCAACCTCGACGTGGATTCCGAAACGAACTTTGGCGCGCTCGCTCATGCAGATTTTAATCTAAAAAGCCCTCTGCTTGAGCGTAATGGTTGATTGTGGCAAGAACGCGGATTTTCATTGCATCATCGCTGCCGAGCTCTTCGTTCAGCAGCTGCACAATAGCCCGCACGGCCTCCTCCTCTTTTTTAGGAAGATTCATCGCCCTCAGTTTTTCCTCTTGTCGCTTAGTCATAATCGCCGTCCGCTAGGACTTCACCCGCAACTTGAACCGCGAAATAAACGCCCGCGCCGATTCTCCGGATAACACCGCCACATCGGTTACCGCCCAGGTTGTTGGCCGATGTTCCGGAGCCGCGGATTCGATCATGTCCGTCAACAATCGCTTCGTGCGAGAAAGCGATCGCGCATCCGACTGCGCGCCCTCCAACAATCTCTTTATCTGCCGATATTGGGAATCCGTGATGGTTGCTTTAGCGCTCATAGGCAGATTAATAGGTCACACCAAATTTGCGCGCCACGCGCAGGGACTCGAGTGCCATCGGCGTGATTTTGCGGTTCTCGTCCAAACCGTTTAATCCAGCCAAGGCACCCAGGGCGAAAACGATCATGCTTTTGTCCTGGGCACTGAGATATACCGGCTCCAACTGTTCTTGGGGGGTAGATTCGTTTTGCATAATCATTTCTTCGCGATCTCTTTCATCACCGCTATCACGTCATCGATTTCGGCGCCGGATATCGCCATAAGCCAGGCAGCCAGGTTCACTACTTGGCCTCTACTCAATACCTGGCGCGCCAAAGGAGGCGAAATCATCGCTACGCCGGTTTGTGTTTTCACTACGTCAAAATGATTCGCTGAATCAATTTTGGCCGCAGCCTTTGGTTTAACCGACGGCGCCGGATCCTGCTGAGGCCCTCCGCCTGGATGTTCGGCAAATGAAATCATAACTTCGCTCCCTCCGTTTCCTTCTGTTCATATTGGCCCGTCGCGCTGCGGCTGGCGTGCAACTCCCGCACGCGCTGCGTGTGATCCTGCAAATCGTCCATGAACCGAATAGCCACCACCACCTTCGCCGCGGCATCGCCATCCTCCGTGCGAATCAGATCCTGCAACTCGCGCAACTTCGCCTGCGCGCTCGCCGCGGCAGCCAGGATCCTTTCCTCCCGCGTGCCGGCCTCGACAAAGTTCCCCTCATTGGATGTTCGATGTTCCCCCGCGGATTTTGTCACGATCTCCGTATCCGTCGAAACCCCCGCCATCCGGTTGATCCTCCGCTGCACCACTTCCGCCACGCGCGAAGCCGTGACCCGCTGGCCGTCCGCCAGGACTTCGCGCCAGGCCTCCGTCCATTCTTCACGCGGCAACTTTGTGAGCGGCCGCGCCTGGCTCTCCGTCGCCGGCAGGACCGCAAAGTTCTTTCCCATCAATGCGCACACCACATCCGTGGCGGACCGCAAATTGCGTGAATAACGATCCGAGATTTCCCATTCCACCAGGCAATACTCCTCGAACGTCGCGTACTTCTCGCGATACAACCGCGACTCCCGGATCCGCGAAAGCGCATTCCCCACGTGGACAAACATCGCCCTGCCCTGGCGAATAATCGTTTCGCACTCCACCAGCGCCGCCCGCTCCGCCTCAGTCAAAATCGTCCACAGCACAGGCGTCCCGCCCGTCTCCATTGGATGTTCGGTGTTCGATGTTGGATGTTCGATGTTTTTAACAACAGGGTTCATGACGGCTTCTTGTTTTTGTTGGCGTTTGCCGCCGTGATTGCCTCTCGTAAGCGCTTAATCGCTCTGTCGTGGACGGTATATCCATCATCAGCTGCCTTTTGGCACTCAAGGGCGCTGAGGCCTGACTCACATGCCTCTTTAAGCATCGCCATAATCCCTGCATCAAAGTCAGTCCGGAAATCCTCATACGAGACTCCGAGTGAGACCTCGCAATCGATCGCTTTTGTGGCAACCTCGCCAAATATTGCAGCATCCACTTTGTCTTGAGCACTGGCGCCGTACGTCGTTGTATGAGTGAGGCAATTTGCGCGATCGAACGCCAAAATAACGACCCAATCTTTTCCGTGTTGTTCAGCCAATTGTTTGGCCACTTCCACGCTAATCGGTTGGTAGTTTGATTTGCTCATATTTTTTGCGTTAACATAGCGTTCAAAATTTCCAGCGATGCTCCGGCCACCGGCTTTTCAACCAATTGATACGCTGGCAAAACGTGCGATTGCCGGACGTCCTGGGGAACACCCACCAGCGTGTTGGCCATCTTCACGGCGCGCATGGCTTTCTCGAGCTTTTGGCACCGCTCGCAAATCGGCTCGCGGTTGCTCGTCCGCGCAACGGCCGGCTCGCCACAATCGCAAACAAACGGTTTCACGGCATACCCCCCCCCCGGCTAAAACTGAAGATGTTGCGTTCATTCTTTTGCGTCCTCGATCGCCAAAATCAATTCAGCGGTGCGCAGCTCCAGCTCGATCTGCAAATTAGCCACCAACCTGACAATGGGCTGGTCACTGCATGATATGGAAAGCGGACCGCTACTGACGCGATCGTAAACATTTGGAAAAGTGCGGCGCCATTGGCCAAACTCCATGCCGTCTATGTAGCGCATCGCCTGCACCGCTTCCTCGAGACGCGTCCTGGCTTCAATCACATTCATGCCGCTACCCTTTCCGTGTTGGCAGACTGCAAAGACCGCTGCACCTCGAGCTGGATCATCTGCCGCATTTTTTGCATGAACTCGCTCTCCACTTTTTCCGTCAGCCATTTTGGCCGGCGAGCTCGCAGCGTGTTGGCCAAAACAAACCGCGCGAGGGCCTCCTCGCTGATCCGGCGCCCTTTCACTTTCGTGAACGAATCCAACACCGGCTCCGAATCCTCACCACCATAAACCCACTCCTGCACCGTACGCAGCTTCACCCCCAGGCGCTCCGCCGCCTCTTCCAACGTCAACAAACTCGTTGTGGGTTCACTGCTCATCGAAACACGCGGCCAATCAGGCTGGTCAAAATCAAATCCAGCAGGACCGCGAAAAACCAAAATCGAAACTGCTGCATGCGATACCCGGCCCAATATAAAAACCGCGCCACCGCCGCACCCGCGGCACCACAGCAAATTAAATGGAGCGCGAATAGGGTCATCAGTTACCCGGCAAATGTTTTTGCAGATCGTATTTTTCCACCAACGCCAAGGCGCTCGGCTTGAGCAAAATTTGGTTTTCGTGATCGGCGCGCAGGAATGCAAGGCTAAACGACTTCAAGAAATCGCCGTGGCCACCAACATCGTTCACGATCTCCTTGAAAATATGTTCAAGCTCGTCGGTAGCTAAATGTTTGTTGGGGATCATCCTTCGTATGGAGCTTTGGTGGGCTGATTCAAATCCTTTATAGTCGCTTTGCGTGTGACGCGTATTTTTTCACAATAGGACATCACAACGGGACCGAGGGTTGATGTCTTGCGATCTACACAGCACTGCGCATGCGCAAAAGAAATCGAGCCGAAGCGCGCAAACGTGATCACTTCCCGAAACGGCTTTCGCCCGATCTTCTTTGCGCAATAGAAGCATTTTACGTCTGCAACTTTCCGGCGATCGTAGCCCCACTTCGGATCCGCGTGCCGGCAGCCCATGCACCGGGGGCATTCACACTGCTTTCCCTTGCGTTTGACGCTCACTTACGCGCCCCCTTCCTAAACAACTTCGCCAATCTCCGCTGAGCCGCGGTTCGGATCCCGATCGTGTAATCCTGGCTGTTCATCACCGCCTTGAGCCAGGCGGTGTCCGTGCTCGAGAGAATCCTCACGAGCATCCCGGTGGAGCGCGGGGCAGCTGTCTCTCGCCGCCCCGCGCCTGGGCCTCTCTCCGCAACACCGGCGGCGTCACCCGCCGGCAAATCTCTTGTAGCGGCTGGTCTATGACCGCCGCCATTAATGATGCCATCCACCAGCGCCTGAGCCTTCAGCCCGCGCGAAGCGAATCTTTCCAGATGATTGTGGTGATTCATAAGTCGGGAATCTCTCCAACCGCGCGGACCAGTCGATAAATGAATTTGCCCAGGGCAACGCGGGCTTCGTTGTGAATCCTCTGGCGCGTGCTTCCCAGCTTGTCCGCAATCTCTTGCTCAGTGGAAAACTTTGGCAGGCGCGCATCGACACGATCGCCAATCGTGTAAAACGTCACATACTGCTCCGGCCACTTCAGCGGGTTGGTGATGCCGGCTCGTGATTTTTTGACCGGTGAGCTCATAACACGCCCGCCCTCCTTCTCCACGCGCTCAATTGCATCAGACACTCATAGGCCTCGAACAACGTGGGACCCAACACACCTTCCCGCACCACCAGCGACCACAAATTATTCGTATGCCGCTCCATGGTGACATGCACGAGCTGCTCCTCGCGGATGGGAAATCCCTGGATCAATTCGCCCTCCTCTTCTCCCGGCATTCCTTACAGCGACAAACCACGCCCAGCGCCATCAGCTGAGGAAATTTCAACCGGAACATATTCCGCAGCGGAATAATGCAAGTGCCTCCCGCCATGCCGGACGTGACTTCATGCCAGGTGCCCTGCACCGGCTGCGCAGCAATCACCTTGAGCGCGTCCGCAAGTTGCTTCAGCGCGATCTCGTTTCCCGCGCTCCGCAATTTTTCCGTGTAAGCCAAAACGCTCGCGATGGAAAACACCTTGGCCTTGGGGTGCGCCGGTGGAAGATCGAAGCAATAGTTGATCGTGCAGAGCGAGGCGTCTGGCGGAACTTGATAAACAACCTCGCTCACCAGGATTTTCCTCTCGGCGCCGGAATCGTTCATGCCGCCTCCTTCGTCGTTGGGCGCTCCTGCGGCATCTCCTGCCAATAGTGGATGATCACCTCATCATCGAGCGCGCTACGCACGCATTGCGGATAATCGTGCCCGTAATACCAATACCAATCCGAATGATCGGTGACTGTCTTCCACTCGATGGCCCCACTAAAAGGAATTGCGCAAGTGGAGTACTCGTCATGAGCCATGACCTTTCCGATAACCATAATCGGCCGGTCCTTCGGTGCCTCGGAGGTATTCCACGCGCCCGTCTGGTCGGTGTTCTGCTTGGCGAGACGAATGCGCCAACGCGCATTATCCACTTCCTCACAAAGCTTGTAGCGATCCTCCTGGCGACTGCTACCCGGATCCAAATCACAAATCGCCTCTAACGCTTTAAGTAGGACCAACGCTTGGGAAATTGACTGCGGACTTAGGACTGCGGACTCAGGACTGGTTGTTGTATTCATAGGGTTCACAGGTTTTGGCCGCGGAGATCGTCGCGGCCGGGTTAACGCCAGGGCGGAGTTAGTTTTCTAAGTGTGGCTCAGAAAACCGGACTTGTTGCCCGCCCCGGCGCAAATCGCTAGGCGGCAGCCTTGTCGGGCTGCAACAAAAGTTTTTCCAAGACCGGTAAACCACGGTCGAGGGCCATCCGTAAAATATCCTGCTCGCTGAGGTGATTTTCACGCGACAGGGTTTTGACCTTGGCGCCCATATCCTCGGGAAGACGGATGGGGACTACGGTTTTTGCGGACTGTTTGGGTCGGTTATTCTTCGGCGTGCTCATCGTGGTTTGACCATATACAACTTGTATATGGTTTGTCAACATTTAACTTGCAACTAAGTTTTTGAAGCGTATAAACGCTCTGTGAAATTCAGACTTCCGAAGAATTCAAAGCCCATTCCTGTGCTGCTGGATGAAGCATTACGCAGCCGGATCGAAGAGGTCTCAGAAAAAATGGGCGAGCCGAAAAGCACCGTGATGCGGATAGCGATGAGGATAGGTCTCGACGGGCTTTCCAAAGCTTTCGAGACGGCGAAAGCGAAGAGCGAAGCCAGCATCTCCTATCCCGTGCACACTCCCAGCGCCGAAGCTGTAAACGATAAACCGCCTAGTTCCACCCAGGGGGACGATATCGATCGTGAGATAATTTCCCATTTGGAGGAGCCGGCTTCGAAGGCTTCGGCTTCAAAGAAGCGCGCTCGTCGAAAATCGTCGCCACAGCTGTGAGCATTCGATCTATAATTCTGTCCTGTTCCCTCCGCGGCTTCCCCCGGAGCCATCCCAACAGATTGTGTTCCATAGTGGTTCGAGCACCTCACACAGCAAATTCACCGCCAAAAAAACTTCGGGCATAGGTGACAGCAAACGTTAATTGAAATGAAAACGGGGATAAAGCAGAGCAAGCAACTCAGATGGCAGATGGCTCGCCGCTTACAAGGCAAATGCATCGAGTGTGGCCAGGGGGAAAACGTAAACGGGAGGTGTGATCTTTGCCGCGATAGAAATCGCACCCGCGTACGCAACTATGTGCGCGTCCGGTCTGGAATACCTTTGGATGCGCCAATAAAAAACACCAAGCCGCGCGGGAGGATCAAATGAACACTTTCCTTGTTAAATGCAAATGTCAGCACTGCAGCCAGAATCTTGAATTCGAGGCCAGCCGCGCCGGCGAAACAGTTCCATGTCCTGGATGCAATATGGAAACCCTTCTGTTTATTCCGCGCGCCAGTATGCCGTCATCAAGATTGCAGAAAAGTAACGAAGAGGAGTATTCGTCGGATAAGAAAAACATCGCGATCGTTTTCGCCGTCATTGGAATCGTTACTTTTCTTGGTGTGGTAATTGCGTTTGCCGACAAGGAAGCGGATATGAATCCCGCGGTGACGCTTCTGTTGGGCCTTTGCGGCGGCATTTTGTATTTTATTCCCGCCCTGGTTGGATCCAAAAAGCGGCAATTCCCTGCGCTCTTCGCATTGAATCTTCTCGCCGGTTGGACCTTCATTGGCTGGGTAGGCGCCCTGGTCTGGGCATTAATCAAAGACAAAGAATAAATTTCCGGCGCAATTGCGCCGGTTTGAACCCTAATGAATAAAGCCATACCTCACGTGGCCGGAATTCAAGGGCAAAGATTGTCCACAAATCTTGCCCCTGAAAAACGCCTTCGCATCCGCATCGATCTCGGACAACGGCCGTCTGGACAAGATTTGTCCAGACAACCAGCGCCAAAAGCAATTCGCCGCGAACTGCAGGCCTTTGAATTCGGCAACATCCGGATCCCGTACGGCCAATACAAAAGCGGCAAGGTGAAATACTGGATGCTGTTCTATCGCGATGGCAGCCGGCGCATCCGCGAAAGCCGCGTCAGTTTTTCGAAGCTGAAAAAGCGCGCGGAAGATATCGCGACCGCGATCGCGAATGGCCAGGTGGCCATGTCTCAGTTCACCGAGGATCAGCGCGCCAGTTATCGCCGCTGCTGTGAGTTGGCCGCCCAGGTGCAGGTCCCGCTCGAGCTGCTGGTCGCGGAAGCTGTTGAGGCTCGCAAAAAAGCGGCTGCGAAAAAACACCTGAAAAAGAGTTTGCCGGATGTCGTCACGGAATATCTGAAAGAAAAGGACAAGGAGTTAAAACGGAAAACGTGGTTCAAGTTTCTTTCCCTCATGCTTAATCGACTGGCTGTTTACTACACTGGCCCGATCGACGGCCTGAAGGCGCACGATCTGAACGCCTGGCTGAAATCGCTTTCGGGCGGTTTGGTTTATCGCCGGCATCACCGCGCCGCGGCCGCTCAGCTCTGCCGGTACGCCCAGGGACAAAATTATCTGCCTCGAGACTGGGATGAATTCTCGCTGGTGGAAGATCCGCAACCCGGTTCAGTGAAAATAAAGACCTGGACTCCCGAACAGGTTGTGGAACTGCTGGCACATACGAGCGAAAACATGATCCCCTTCACCGTGCTGCAGGTGTTTGCCGGCATCCGCCATGAAGAGGTGAACCCGAAGGAATTCGACCTGGCCAAAACGCCGCTCGACTGGAGTCATTTCGATTGGGATCAAAAATCGATCCACATCACCGAGGACGTGGCGAAGACCGGACAAGATCGGATTGTGCCGATGAGCGACAACCTGATCGCCTGGCTGCAGCCGCACGCCAAACAGTCCGGCCGAGTGTGCAGCCTGACCAACACTAGCAACGCGCTCGCGCGAGCCAAAGCGCGCGCGAAATTGCCCGTCGGAAAAAATGAGAGCCGAAACGTTCTCCGCAAAACATGGATCTCCGCCCGACTCGCGATCGTGAAGAGCATTGGCCAGGTTGCCGAGGAGGCCGGCAATTCTCCGGCCAAGATCAAAAGCAACTATCGCAAGCCCATGCCGGAATCGATGGCCAAGCGCCTTTTCAACATCCACCCCACCAGCGCCGATATCCTCCAATGTCGCTTCGCCATATAGCCCGGCCTTGTCATAGGCCTGTCATAACTTCCAGGAGCCGTGAACTTCGCTCGGTGGATATTGATGCAGTCCTAGGTTCAAATCCTAGCCCCGCAACCAGTTTTCCAAGGCAGGTATTTCCAGCGCAGGCCCGTCGTTATTGCGCTTGTTTTACTTCAAAACAGCGCGGCCAAACAGCTCACTTCACGCGCGATCCCGCGCCAATACGCACCCTTCGTGTCATAAATTGTCATAAGAGGAAACTCTGATAGAACTGCGGAAAACCTCCCATCCAAATCCACTTCTATGAAAAACCCTAAAGCGGTCGCTATCATCATCTGCGTTCTCGGAATCATTCTGGCGCAAACCTGGTCTTCGTTCAGTTACCATCAAAAAGCTGAATCGCTAAAGGCGCAGACAGCGGCCCTCAAGTTGCAAACCGAGGTTCTGGAAAAAGAACAGAATTCGCTTCCAACCCCGACGGCGGAAGCGGCTCAGATAGCTTTGAGGCAGGCCGGGTTTACCAATGTCAATTGCATCGTCTGGGGGGAGAAATCGGGTAAGACGATGGGCTTCATGATCCATTCAAACGACATCGTCGTTCTGCCCGAAATGGAGATTCACATGAAGCGGCTCGAATCAGAGGGGCAAGTCTCGAGAATGAAGCTATAACAGATTCAGCAACGCGGTCAGATCGTTGTAAACCGCCGCCGCGATCGGGAGCTCGATCGGTTTGGTCAAATCTCCGTTGGTAAAAAAGAGGAGCGCACGTGCGCTGAAATCCCAGAGCGGTCCATCATGACGGCCGGTATTGTGTGCGGGATTGATCACGCTCGCGCTCGTGTCGGGAAAAAAACTGGAATGCATGATCGGCTGGTAATTCACCGCGGCCAGGACGATCGCAATCTCATCGCATTGGTATGCCAGGGGCGTACCTTTCAAAACCGGCAGGAACACGTCCACCGTCACCGATGCCGAACCGGCGGGGATGGTGATAGTCTGCAGCTCGGTAAAAACGCCGGCGGAATCGAAACTGAAATCTTTCATCAGCCCGATCTTCACATCGAGCGCGGCCGTCCCGGTCGACGGCGACACAGCAATTCCCGCGTCATTCTTTACCGGCTTTCTCCGGACCGTGATTTTGTGAATGCAATAGCCGCGGAGAGGAATCGGGTTTTCCGGGTCGTCTTTATTCACCGGCGCCGGGTGATAGCTGTAACCCTCGATCGTAGGGAGAGCATTGCCGTCGCGATCGAGCTCGGTTGGAAAAAATGTGCCCGTCGGCGGGTCCTCGCTGGTGATTTCGACCACGGTGAGGTTGGCGGTGATGGTTTGATCCGTCGGATTGTAGAGCCCGATAAACCACGTCGTTCCTTTCGCGAAGCCTGGCAGTGAATCCTTCAGGGAGATCCATCCGCCGCCCGGACCAGTGATATCATAATCACTCAGCGTCGGCGCGCTATTCGCTTTGGCGTAGATGGCCAAGCCGGGGTTATCCACCAAGAAACGGACGTCCACCGCACCCAGGGAAACAAACTTGAAATCGAGGAACAAATGCCCGCTCGTCGCATAGGACGGAACGGAATCGGCCGATGTTTCGGTGTCGGCGTATTTGCTGGCGAGGAAACGTTGCCAGGCCAGGCTTCCATTCACCGGCCGGCCGGCAACCAGGTCGGGAGCGTAATCGGTATCGCGAGCGACGGGATAAAGGCAGCCGAGATTGTCCATCACCGCCTGATAAGGCAGCGAGGCCTTGCGCGCCACCCGGCGCGAGCTCGCGGCGCCGTAGATCTGATATTGCGGCAGATCCACGTCCACAAACGGGAAGACGCCTGGCGTCGGCAGCGTATTCGCCTGGTAAACGCCATCGCAGAAAGCCCGGTGATGGGATTCGAGCACCGCCACACCGCCAACGGTTGAAGCATAGAACGTTATGGCCGCCAGAGTCGACGGTATGGAGGCAGCTTTTGCCGTTCCCGGCGCAATTGCGCCGCCTCCAGGGTGAATGGCGGTGGTATTGGCGGTGCCATAGGTCACGGCATCGCCGGTGAAGATGCAAGAGACCAATCCACCGCCGCCAGCCGGGTTGCCTGGCTCGATCACGCTTCCGCCGGCCAGAGGCGTCACGGTGAGAACAATCGGCGTTCCCAGGGCGTACTGGACGTCTTGGAAATCAAAAATGAAGGCGGTTACCATCCGCCCGCCGGGATAATCGACATCGAGATATTCCGGGTCAAAAGAAAACGTGATCCCAAGATGCGACATAGTCACGGTCCAATTGGCCAGGTCTTCGCCCTCCGCGGCAAAGATCATGATCCGGCCGTTCACCTTGACGTTGGCGTCCCAATTGAAGTTATTGGCACCGTTATTCACACCGATATATGTGGTGAACATATCGGCTTCGGGCGCGAGCTGGTTGCCAATGATGCTCTCCGCTTCGGAGTAAAGGAACTTCAGGTTTTTGTAGAGGCTGAACCCATTGAGCTTGAGATAACACTTGGGCCCGGCGCTCACGATCCAGGGACCGGAAACTTTCTTGGCGTCATTGAGCGCGAATGCACTGCCGCCAAAAACATCGAAGCCCGCAAACAGATCCTTCCAAATCGTGTTCAGAGATTTCAACCAGGTGCCACGGCCGCACGGGAGGTTTTGCGCCGGCGATCCAAAATTATTAGCCTCGAGCGTGGCGTCGAATTTCCAGGCGGGATCACTGAAGCTGCCATCTTCGGACAACAATTCCACGGTGTGATCGATCCAGGGAATCGTGGTGCTCGACGGGAGCGCGATCGCGGCAATGTAACCATCCGGCTTGGTGGGGCCCAATACGGCCGCCCAATTCCAGGTCATGGAGAAAGCGCCGGCGCCCGGTGTGCCGGTGAAAGCCTTCCTTAGAAATGTACCGGTGTATTTTTTAACTCCGCCGATGGTCTTGTACGCGTAGAGGCGGATGGTGACTTTGCTGCCGTCAGGGAATTGACCGGCGCCGCCATAGGTTGGCGTGGCAAAGAGAGCATCCGGCAAAGTGATTTCATTCGGAGCCGCCAGCGCGTTGAATGCGTAAGGCGTGGCTGGCGCGAGCTTCGCATTGGCGAGCGTGGCCAGCGCTGCGAGATCCGCGTATTGAATCTTTGTGATCGGGGAGACCATGCGTCAGGCCCAAAGGCCGGCCGGCGCATTGGGCCAGCTCGCCCAGTATGGCGCCGCGGTGTCTGGCGATAATCCGCCGGGAACATCCAGGAGCGCGTAAAAGGCAGCGGCCGATTCGCCGTCGGGAGTAAAGAAAACCACGTCGCCGGCTTTGTAAGGACCATCCGGAGGAGCGGGATCCCATTCGCCGCGTATTGTCGAGCCTCCGCCGCTCGAGGAGGTGAAGTTAAAAAGGATTCCGTTTTCGGTGACCTGGCAGTCGCGCGATTGCAGCAATGCATTGGCCGCGGCAATCACCTTGTTCCAAAATTCCCGCGTGAACATCAGGTGATCATTCGTGGCATCGAGATAGGGAATCTTCTCTCCGCTCCGGATTGCTGGTTGCGGCTGATTGTTCATTGCGCCACCACGGTATAACGCTCGCGCATGTAAACCCCGCCGCGGAAGTTGGTGACTTTGGAGTCCTGGACATCGATCACGGCGCCGGCAGCGATCATGGCCCGGTAGTCCGAAAGCGACGGTGAGGTTCCAAGGTCGCCTGGCGAAGGATCTCGCAAGGTATTGGCGGAATCAAAACTGGTGTCCGTCGGATCCGGCAAAATATTGTAAGGACCCCAGCCGCGAATGATCGGAATATCCTGCCACGTCGGATAGGCACCAAAGTTTCCGCACAGGAAAAAATCCCGTAAAACTTCCATCGCGACCGGTTTTTTGAACGGCAGCCGGATGTTTGAGCCGGAAACATATCCGGGGAATTCAAACGGGTATGTGCCCCCTGCTTTGCCGTAATTGTTGGGAATCCGCACCCAACTGCGCGTCCACCGGACCACATTACCTCCAAAATCAGAACGCTCTGATTCGTTGAACAGATACGCCGGCGGACCAGCCAGGTCGGGATTGATCGAGTTGTAATCGAGCGCCTGGAAGTAATTGCCCAACTGGACATAGTCCTGGTGGAAGACCAGCACGTCGTTTAATTCAGGCAGCAAAGGCGATTCGTTGCGCAAAATGCCAATCGGCTTTGCGACGGTCCAATCCCCGGAACGGTATTTGACGTTCGACATTTTATTTCAGTCCGAATTTGACCCTAAGCTCGGCCTTGCCTTCGGCGATCGCTTTGAGGTGCACGCGCGATTCGTCGTTTATTTTTTGGATCTCGCGCAAGGACGTGCGCTCGGCAATCACGCCGCGATCGGCCAGGGAATCGTAAATCTTGTTTCGCGCGGCGATATCTTTGTCCGCCTGTGTGGTGTTTCCCATCAGGAAATCCAATTTGGTTTTGCGCTCCAGCATCGCAATCTGTGCTGCCTGGCCGCCAAAACGGGAATGCTTCAGCTCCTCGAGCGTCGGCAGGAATTTCTCGCGCTCGCGCTGATTGATATCTTTGATGCGGATCTGCGCCTGCTCATAAATATGTTGTTCCTCGTTTACCTTGCGCTGCAGCTCGAGCTTTTCATCGGTGAACCGTTTCTGGTCCTGCAGTTGGTTCCGCTCAGCCTCATCGAGCTCCAATTGCTTCTTTTTGAATTCCACGCTGGTCCGATCGAGCTTGGCCATTTCCCCTTTTATCTCAAGGACCTTGAATCCCGACATGATCAGGTTTTCCTCCGCGTTCATGTCCTCACGGGCGTTACGGCGGATATTCCGGTTGTGCTCTTCATCCAGGCGCGCCTCTTCCACCACGTCATGCTTGGTGACATTGCCGCCTAACTTGCGCAGCGCATCCTGCACAATCCGGTTTCGCTCGAGTGTGGGGCTCTCCAGAATCTTCTGAAATTTTTCGGCGGTTTCGTGGCTTAGCTTCCCGACCTTCTCAAAGTCCGTCACTTCGGTCCGCAAACGCTTGGCCATGATATTTGCGCCGGTGTTCACGCGCTTCTCGCTATCCTCTTCCTCTTTGACCGCTTTGCGTGTCTGCAGGGCGTAATAAGCGATCGCCGCGGATTCAGCCAGGACGGCGCCAAATCCTGCCAGCGAGGCCCCGGTAAATCCGAGCCTGGTCGCGAGGATGCTTAAGCTGCTGGCCATCCGTTTAAAATCACCACGGGCCGCTTCGCGTATGACCACCATGAATTCACGCAAAGCGCCGGCGCTGCCATGGGCCCCGCCCGCGGCATCCTTCAGCGCTTCCGCCGCCTTCATCTCGAGCTCGCGCGCGGCTTTCTTGGCGGCCGCTTGTTCCGCCCAGCCGGACGGAACGGATCCGCCGCTAATGACGGTATTTGCCACGGCTTGTTCCGCATTGGCGGCCGCTTCGCGCGCGGCTTCGCGTTCGCGCAATAAGCGTCGCGCCTGGATGGATCGCGAGGCCGCTCGCACGGAAGCCGCAACTTCCGCGTCTTCGCGTTTCTTCAGCTCGGTATTCCACCAGTTCGAGTACTTCCCCTCTTCGCTGCGCTGGAAATTGAGATACTCCTGGAAGTGGCTGCGGTGCACACCGAGCCCGCGTTCGACGGCACTGTTATCAATGCCCATCGCGACCAGGACTTCTTCTCTTAGATTGCCAGGCATATCAGTTGGTCTTCCCGGATTGGTCCGTGGTGTTCAGCAATTCCAGGATGCGATCGTATTGACTGTCGCTGGTGTTCCACAGGACGGGCGTTTCGCCGGCAGAGAGCGCGTTGTGTTCGCGGATTTCCTTG